AAGTAAGATATAACGATTTAAAACAAAAATGGCGGACACGCCGGAGGTATAGCGCGCCCGCCCAAAGATAAAGTGTATCACCTATATAGTTTTTTTTTTGGGGGGGGGAAAAAGTTAAAAAGACTTGTATTGACGCACAAGTTTAAAATTGTATAGAATATGCGCAAATAGTTTTGTGGCTATTTGTCTTTTCACGCCCTTTCTTGCTGTCGGAAAACAAATCAAGAACGGGCGTAACTTTTATATCGAATTTAATAACAATTATTCTACTGTATCAAACAAGCCTGTTTTTTTTCTTCGTTGGTTAAAGTGTATTGGTCAAGGTTGTTTTTTATCAAGAATTCCGTTTCAGCTTCTGTCGATAGTGCATAACGCCATTTTTTAAATTGTTCGGGTGATACGTTGTTATGTAGATCGTCTTGAAAGTCCGTGTCTAAAAGCGGTGTTAAATAATGAGTTACGCGCGGTGATATTTCTTTCAAGCCGTTACAAAAATCGTCATATTTTTTCTGCTTTGCCAATTCTGCCAGTTCTTTTATATTCATTTTTAATCCCCTGCCATAATCTCGCATATTACATTTACCCTATCGGCATTTACCGTTGCGCTAATCACTTTTAAGCGATGCCCAATGTCTAGTATACACTCGCTTTCTGCGGTGTTATCCGGAAAGTAGCAATGCGTGCCTTTGGGCGCGTGTATTTCAATCGTTACACCGTAGCTATTGAAAAAGTTTTTTGCTGCGTCTGTACTGCATGATAAAAACTTATTTTCAGTAATAATTTTATTCGGCAGCAAAGATTCTATCTGTTTTATAACCTCTGCATTATTTTTTATATCCGTCTTAAAATCGTCAAGTCCATATTTGCCTTTTATTCCAAATCTGCTTTCAAGCCATTGCGGCTTAATATTTCTAATCAAAACAGTATCTTTTTCAAGAACGTTTTTACTGATTGCGCTTCGTAACGCTTCTACCGTTTTCCTGTCTTCTGCGTCAAGCGTTTCTATTCCGTTGTTTTTTATTGCTCTGTTTATAATTCTGCTGTTTGCCGTTCTTACATAACCCCGCATTCTTCCGCCGTATTCGTGTTGGTCAATCTGTGTCGCTTGCTCCCTGCTGATTGACTTTGCACATTTTGTAATTGCGCTTCTGTATTCGTTGTCGCTCATTTGAGAATATGCCGTGCGTACTGTTGTTGAAGTTGTAGATGCTGCGTCGGTTTTCGTTTCTTTTAACGGCATTATTTCGCGCGGTTTCGGTTTTACCCCTCTCGGCTGCGGATTTCCGTCCGGCATACCGATACGCTCTCTCTGCGTATCTCTCATTATGCCGGTCTCTTTCGTAAAGTTCCGCGCCCTTGCTTGCCATTCTCCGATTTTTATGCGTGATTTAGAATTGTCAAGGTTTGCAGCGTTTTCAATAGCGGCTTTCTTTTTGTAAAACCTTATATTGCGCTCTATATGGCGCAACTGTTGCTCTCCCTCGTAACGTGTCATTTCCTTGCCGTTGTAGGTTACGCTTTCCGCCGATAATTCGTCTAAATCATCCTGCGTGTAATGCTTTTCCTGCCCCTCAAAATACGGATAGAACGAATGGCGGCAATTTACGCCGCATATTCCGTCCGCTTCTCCATAGCCGCAAACAGAAAAGGGCGGATATTTATTGCTTTTTCCGCTTATGCTGTATATTTTTCCTTGCCATGCCTCATGACTGGGGCGGGAGCCGGTATGTGCGGTTACTTCTACTAAGTCGCATTCCAGTTCGTCGCAATTCGTCAACGATACGGCGGCGGCGGTCTGATTTACGCCGGTTAGTACATTCATGCGGACAGCCGCTTCAATGCTTCTGGTTACGGGCTTCTTTCCTTTATTGCTGTAAGTTACACGAGTATGCAATCCTTCTTTTGCAAGTTCGTCCGTTGCTTGCTTTATCGCCGAGTGGAAATTAAATGCCCCGCTTGCAACGTTCATATATGCACGGTTAGCGATTCGGATAAATTGATAGTTACCGGTCTCTGCTGTTGTAAGCGTAAGGCGTGAAAGGTCTGAATGTACTTTTTTAATTGACGCAAGCATTACCTGCGTCTGACTGTCCGATAAAGTACGTCCCATATCCTCTTTGAATATGCGATTGTCGGCACGTATGCTTTTAATCATTGCTTCGCTAAAAATCGCCGTCAATTCTTCTAAAATGCGCCTGTCATAGTTTTTTAAAACACGTGCGATATTCTGCTTCAATAAACCTGCTTCCACAAGTGTACGTGCTTGATACTCCGTCATCTCGGTTATCTTTCCTAGCCGTGCAATGCGCCGCGCCATGTCGCATAAAATATCTGTTTCAAGTTGTGAGTAGATTTCTGTGATTTCATCGGACAAGCCGTCAAGGTAACGGGGCGAAAGCATGATTTAAAATCGCGGGGCAAATAGGCAACAAAAAACTACAAAGGCGATAAAACCGCCTATGACTATGCAAGTCGGAACGATGATTGCGATTTTTACGGTTATAAACCCCATAATCGCAAGCATTACCCATACACCAATTGTTGACGCCAAGAAAAAACCAAGTATAAAATTTTTCATTTTTTAGAATTTCCCTCGCAAAATCCGCCACGCTATGACGATCCGTTTTTTAAGCGGGTAGTGGTTCAGCGCATAGCGCAGGCCGTCCAATATTGCCCGGTCGTTCTTTGTGATTTCTTTTTTCTGTCTGTTAAGTCCTGCCATTTTTTACGCTCCAAAATTAAAAGGGTCTGCCGCCATCGGCTCTTCGGGAACATTCGCCTATGCCAAATCGAACGGACTTGATTGCACCGGCTTGGGCGGTACGTTCGCTTTTGCCGTCGTTTCATCTTCTCCCAAAAACTCGCGCCGGTATTCCCATTCGGCGCAGATACCGGCGTTAATTTCGTTTATCTTGTTCATCTTTGCCTGCTGCGTGTCTTTGCGCGTTGCGTCATCATTCCATTTGACGATGATTTTAGAATTGTTTGCGCCTAATCCATACGCCGCCGCCATGTACGCGAATATGTCCGCGCATATCTGATATTTTTTTTCAATTTCGTCTTCTATCCGGTCAACGATTGCGTAGAGTTCCTGTCTGCCTCCGGAATATTGCGTCGCTGTCTGCTGGACGCTTTCCATGTCGCTGATTGTGCCTTTTCCGATACCGGTGGACAGTTCAATGCGGCGTAATATCTGCTGGAATGCGATAACCTGCGCATCGGTGCGGAGCGCGGGGGCGTGAACGGTTATATCTTTTCCCTGCTCGCTGCCGTCGCCTTCGATAGTTGTAACAAGGCGGTTTAATTCGCCGGTAAGTTTTACGCCGACAGTCTGTCCGTTTCGCATTACCCGATGTTCAAACATGGTACGCGCCGCCCATACGCGCATAACGCCCGCCTTTTGCTCCCATGTCATGCGTTCGTATTGTTCGTCTGCGTCTCTGATAAGGTTTTCAATGCCCGCAATAAGGGCAACCGGCGTAGAGCTTCCGTCTATGCGGTTTGGCGCGTGATTTCTAAACTCGACAATCATCGGTTGTTTGACGTTTTGCCATGTATAACTTTCCGTAAGATTTTCCGTTTGCGGGCAAGAAGAAAGGGCGGTTTTTCGTAATGCGCCATCGGTGTTATCGTAGAGCGTACACGTTACCGAATGCGCCCCGTTTTCGTACAAGTGGCTCTCGGTCAACAGATAACTCTTTGCGCCGTTTGAAATGTTTTTAAGAATGAGTGCGCCGGTGAGCGTACCGTCAAAATCATAGCGGGTAGGCAAGTAGTTACCGAGCGGAATAAACTCATACTGTAGCTTTCCGTTGCTGAATATCGGGCGCATAAGCGTACCGCCGAATAGGGCAAGGTGTGAAACAAGGGTGTCTATGTGTGCGTCCAAATGCTCCATGACGGGGCGGATTGCCTCATTTTCCACCTCTACGGCTATTTCTCGCAAAACCATCATAGAAAGCCGCTCTGCAATCTGCGCTAACACGCCGCACGGCTCCGCCTTGCTGTTCCATTCCGCCTGTCCCGCCGCCATATCCTGCCAAAGCCGAATACGCTCATACATTGCCGCGCTGATATTCGTATTAATTCCGGTTACGTCCTTTATCGAATGTGTGCGGAATAGATTTAAGATATTCATAAAAAAGCCCCTCAGTTTGTCAAACATATATGCCCCGTATATTTATAGTCATTTTGATTTTTACTCGCCTGCATATCGGTATACGTCCGCCATCGCATAGCGTACCGCCGCCATTGCGTGATCCGGCTGCCCTTCAGGATAGCCGCTTAAAATATCGCCTGAGCGCTTGTCTATTTGGTATTCGTAAAGCGTAAATTCATCGGCGGAGCGGGGACATCGGATGGGGTTTATAACGATTTTATCCAGCGACTGAAGCCACTTGAAACCTACATCGACACTTTTTTTCCCTCGAAAGATTCCTTTTTCCGCCGCAAGAATATTCCAGCCGTATGAGTGGAAGTCTGCAATGCTTTTAGGCTCTGCGCTGTCCGCTCTTATGCGGTCATTCATAAAATCATAGGTTACTCGTCCGTCTGCGTGTTCGTACTTTTTTGCGTCCGGAAACTTGCGCATGAGCTTTTCTTTCAACGCTTCATGCGCCTGCAGGTTTCCGTGTTTAATCAATCGTAATTCGTCGATGATATAAAGCGTTGCGTGCCTTGCGTCGTATGCCATTTCAACCCACATAAAGGGGTCAGGCGAATAGCCCCAGTCAATGCCGTAGTAGAAATATTCAAGCGTGTCGATTTCTTTATCCGTGATTTCTCGAAGTTCGATGTTTTCAAAGACATTTAAGCCCGTTCCCGTCGCTTTGCCTAAGTAAATGTTACGATACGCGCGGTCATTCGTCTCTTTGGTGTGCTCGATGTCATGCAGGATTGCTTCGCCTAACCATTCGGCGGGAATGTCTTTATAGGTTGTGTGGATAATGGCGCGATTTTTATCGATTGTCCGAGCTTCGGCATTACACCAATGCCGTACCGCGCTCGGCGGGTTGTAGCTTTCAAAGATGTAAAAGGTCTTGCCGCCGCGCAATGCCGATATGCGAATATTCTGTAAATCGCGCTCGGAAAACTCGGTTTTTTCTTCCGCCCAAAGAATAGCAAAATAGCCCGATGCTACTTTAATCGACTTTATTTTTTCAGGATCATCGCTTCCGGCAAAGATAATCGACTGCGTAACGCCGTTTTTGCGGGTATAAGTTATCGGCAATGCCGCCGTGCTGCTTCTCGGTATTTTAAACTTACTGGACAGCCCTAAAAAACGAATCGCCCAAACAATCTGTTCAAAGACGCTTCGGCGCAAGGTGTTTGCGGTTTTGCGGAGTATAAGGGCGTTATATTCAGGATTTTTGACAATCAACAATACGATACAGATTGAAATAAACGATGACTTACAACTCGCCCGCCCGCCGGTAAAGGTATAGCGTTCCTTTGTATGCGCGACAATGCTTCGGAATGCGGCGTTGTATACCGGCGCAAAAAGCGTATTGCTGTCAATCGTCATGCGCCGCTCCGTTTGTTTCGTCCACAATGTTTATCGTGATGTCTGTATCGGTTTCGTTTTCTGCGCTGTCTGCGCCCGTTTCCGCCGCGTTCCATGTCTTTGCATCTAAGTTTTTAAGCGCAAACTCTACCATTCCCGCATGCGGCTCCAGCTGCTTTTCCTTTTCGATGGTAAGAATGACGTTGCCGCCCGCATCCATGCGTCGCTCTATCTCTTTTGTTTTGCGCACCCTTAAAAGGCGTTTCATTCCACGTATCGCAGATTTATTGATTGCGGTTTTTGTTTCTGCGTCCAGCGTTGCCGCCGCTTGCCGCACCGCTTTTACCGCATCCCCTAAGTCTGTGCTAGACAAATAATTATAGATTGTACGCTCGGCTATTCCGGTAACTTCTGCAATCGCTTTATTTGTCATGCCCGATTGCGCTAGTTTGAGTATGAGTTTATGTGTATCTACGGAATCTTTTCTCGGTCGTGCCATATTTTTTTAGCCTGCAAAAATCCTGAAAAAACTTTGTTGCATATCTATATAGTCATTTTGGCTTTTGCCTATATTTCTCTTGCATCTCTAGGTGCGGAATTCTTGCCGCATGCTTTCAGATTTGAACTCGATACTTATGCAAGTTTCCGTCATTCTGTCATATGTTGCTTTTCCAAAATATGAGACAATCTCACTTTTGGAAAGATTCGATATAATGACAGTAGGAAGATCATCTTCGTAGCGCATATTTATGATTGCAGGGATAACCAGCTTTTCTGTTTTTTCGTCAAATCTTCCCACTTCGTCAATTACAAGCATTTCCTGTTTTGCGTAAAAGTCTAAAACTTCCAGCTTATTGCGCTTTGACTTGAAGTCGGAGCCGGATTCATATTCAACGCATAGCTTGAATGAAGTGATATAAATACCCTCGCATTCTCGAAGCACTGCACAACCTAAATGTGTTTTACCCGTGCCGTTATTGCCGCAAAGCAAAAGCATTCTGTTTTTGGGTTGCAAAATAAAGCTCAAAACAAATTCTTTTGCCTCTTTTTGGAAATTATCACGTACTTGATAGGTCTCAATCGAATGGTTAAAAAACTTCTTCGGAACGCCTGTATGTTCATAGTGTTTTTGTTTAAGCAATAATATTTCAGCTTCTCTTTCCGCTTCTTGCTCTTTTACCATTTCTTCCGAAAGCACGTCCAATTCATTTTCAGTCAATTTTTTTGCGCCTATTAATGCATTAAACATCGGGGGTAGTGATATGCTTTGTATTTTATGCACGTTGCTAGACTGCTCTTTCATGTGTTACCTGCCTAAAACGGGATGTCAACGCTGTCAATGTCAACCCTATCCACGCCGCTTTTATCGACGGCATTCCTTCTGCCTTGCCTGTGATTATTATCCTGCGCCATTTGCACACAAAGCCGTGAGAATTGCTCCCGCAATTTTGCGCCGCTCATTATGTTTGCAAACCAAAAATTCCCGTCAGTTTTAACCCAACGGATAACGCTCTCGATGTCAGAGTATTTGCGTCCGTCTCTCCTGTGCAATTTTTCAATATCGCAAGCCCATGTCTCTATACGCCTTTTAGAAGCTCCATATGCACTGTCGTATTTTTTATGCAGTGTGAATAGCAATTGCGAAAGCCGTAATGATTCTGAATCAGGGGGAGTTTTTTCCGGCGGAGAGTGTCCCCCGTTTTTCGGGGGACTATCACCATTATCATTAACATTATCATTAACATTTACATTAACATTAGGTTTATGATAATCGCAAATATCATAAACTATGGTTTTTGATATTTTATTTTGAGTTTTTGATATTTCGTTTTTTATGCTTGATACCGCACTTTGAGAGACATTGTGCTTTTCAGCTATTGCTTTCTGCGTCTCGCCGTTCTGTAGTTCTTGAATGATTTCATTTTTAACATCATTGTTAAGGCCGGGGCGTCCGCCACCCTTGCCGGTTTCCCTACGCTCAATATTTGCGTCAATTTGCGGTTTTATCAGAATAAATGCCATTTTCAGCATACCGTTCAACTCCGGCATTACATCGTTTAAGGCATATTCATTTATCGCTCGCATAAGAGTTCCATATTCAGCGTCGTCTAATTCTTTCGTCGCTTCGTGAAATGAAGCGTAAAAAACAAAACTTGAACATTTCATATTTACTTCCTTCTTATTTCGCATTGGTTATTTTTTGTCATCGATTATCCCCTTTTTTGATACGCCTTTATTTCTTCTAAAAAATCTATATCTTTCCAGCCCTCAACGGTTATTCTTTCGTTAAGGCTTTTATCTCTCTGTTGTTTTTTGCCGTTCATACGCATATACCCCCTTTAAATTCAAATAAGCTACCCTGTGCGCAGTGTTCCTTAAAACGTTTTTCTTGTTTTTCAAAATATTCTCTGTCAATTTCTATTCCGATAAAATCAAATCCCGTATCATAGGCAGCAATTCTGCTTGAACCTGAACCCAAATGAGTGTCTAAAATTGTGTCGCCTGCTTTTGCATAGTGTGAGAAAATCCATTTATAAAGCGCAACCGGCTTTTGATGCGGATGAATTCGGTTTTCCTTATGCTTCATATCCCCTTGCAACATACCTTGCCATTTAAAAGTAAATTTTCTTACGGCAGAATTAAAACTTGTATACGCCAATTCACAATCCGCAAAATCGGTTCCGCCGTTGTCTTTATCCCAAACAAGCCAGCATGAACTTCTAAAGGGAATTAAATCAACAAAATGATTTGCACCCCATATTATTTGATTTTTTGATACTCGTTTTAATTCTTCAAAATACTCAACACAAGGAGGTTCTCTATCTTCGCCAAAAATAGGATGATAATCTTTAGCCTTTGATAAACAACTCCTGCTTTTATTTTTTTTACCGCTTTCACCTATCCCATACGGCGGATCGACAATCGCAAGGTCAAACTGTTTATCTGCACACGTTTTGAGATATTCCATACAGTCGGTGTTATATGCTTCGTTTATCATTTTCTCTCTCACAATAAATACGGACGGGCTTCCGGCAAAACTCGCTCATTTGCGGCTTTGCAAAAATCCTTTTTTATCTCAAAGCCGTATGCTCTACGCCCCAAGTTTTTAGCGGCTAAAAGCGTCGCTCCGCTCCCTGCGACCGGATCAATTACCACATCGTCTTTATCTGTAAAAATACGGATTAAGTTTTCAATCACCCCGATAGGTTTTTGTGTCGGGTGTACTTTCGGCGTGATATTGTCCCGCTCCCAATCAATGCAATTAAAAATCATCTTGCCGTTGTTGTTAAACTTTGGCAGTTTTTCTCGATAAAATAAAACCGCATATTCGCAGTTGCCGACAATCCGCATATTTGCTTTTAATACTTGCGCTGAAAAGTTTTTGCGGAATACAAGATTGATGTAATTGTTAAGCCCGTATTTTTTAGCAAGTTCGATAAGTTGGAACTGTTGCTCAAAAGCACAAAAGACAATCATGCAGGGTGCTTTCCCTCTCTCTTTAGGTTCTTTGATTAACATCTTGCTACAAAAGTGCATAAACTCCGGCGGCTTAAAATCTTTGTCCGTGTCGAAAAACTGCTTACCTGCAAGCTCCGATTCTCCCTTTGTATTATCCCCATCGATATACCAGCTCGGATTACTGCCGTATGCGTCTTTTCCGATGTTATACGGAATGTCGGCTATAATAAGCTGTGCTTTCGGAATTCCGTATACTTTATAATTTTGGAAATGGTCGTTAAACAGCTTTATGCGTTCCATTTTTTATTTCTCCTTGTAAGCCCACCCATACCCGCATTTTTCCAACCCTGCAATAAACGATGCGAAATCATATCCTTTACCGATGGATAATACGCCGGGTACGTTCTCCCATATAACCCATTGCGGTTTATATTTTCCCACAATTCCAATATAGGAATACATGAGCTGTCCTCGAATGTCATCAGTTCCGCCTCGCTTGCCTGCAATGCTGAAAGACTGGCAAGGTGTTCCTCCGACCACAATGTCAATTGCTCCGATTCCGTCCCATTGCTCATATCTTGTTATATCTCCATAGTTTTTTACATTCGGAAAATGCGTTTGCAATACTGCGCATGGAAAGGCTTCAACTTCTGCAAAGCCTGCAGGCGTAAACCCTAACGGCTCCCATGCCACACTTGCCGCTTCTATTCCCGAACACACTGAAAGGTAGGTCATGCCCTCTAATCCTTGAGCTTTTGAATATCATCCGCCGTTGCCCCCATGCCGATTAAAAGCAAGGTGCAATAGCCGATAATGTCCGCTACATCGTTTATGCGCGGAAGCTGATCATTGTTTTCCATCACTCGGCTAAGTTTGTCATCCAGCCGAATGAGAATCGAAGTAAGATTGTTCCCTTTGTGGAATATCCTTTTAGGCTGCAATGCGCTGTCTCCGTACTTTTGATTTTTGTACAAAAGTAAGTCGCACATTGCGTTCGTGATTTCTTTTATTTTTTCTTGTGTTTCAGACGTTTCCGTCATTTTTACCCCCTTGCCCATGCAAACCGCTCTCCGCAAAACGAATAGAAATTAAGTAATCTGCCTTTGGTGCATTTATTTGTTTCCGTCATTCTTCATTCTCCTGTTTTTTCTATAGTCAATTCAGCCCGCCTAGCCCCCTCATAGAGCAATTCATACGTTTTACAACCTATAACCGGTAGCCATGATCCGCATATTTCATCGAAATTAATTTCGATACAGTCTCCATTCTTTTCATTTTCTATGCCCAATGTTACGAGATTTCTATACCACCTAATACTTATCTTCAAATCGCCTTTCTGAAAATACATTGGTCTAGGCTCGCAGCTTTCCGGCAACTTCTTAAAACCGTTGTCGATAAAAAACTTTTCCAAATCTTTATAACTTTCCGTATTTTCATAATCCAGCTTAAAATATGATGTATAAGCGTCTGTCATTTCGTGTTCTCCTTACCGTTGTTTTACCGCTTTGATACCCCATGCACCGGCTTGCGGCGTTTTGCCGAAAGAGGTACGCCGCACGTGGCGCAATGAATAGTTTTCATTTTTCAATTCTATTCATGTCTTTTTTAAAAATCGATAAAGAGGATTTCAAAGCACGAATATATCGAGACTGATTGTGAAGTCTGTCGTAGATATGAAAATCAACTTCAGGGATTGTTGCATACAATGCCTCATAATCGAGTTTTTCAAAAAAACGGATGATTGTAATAAAATCACGGCTAAGCTGTTCATATTCCGCAATGTTTATACCTGCAAATGTGCTAAGGTAAACAAAATCGTTCAGCTCTGCGCAGTCAATGCCTGTTTTGTCGAGGCATATTGTCATTAAACTACAGTTATTGCGTTTTATCTGACAGATAATACTCCGGTCTTCATCTGACTTACGATATACGTCCAGTGCAGGCGGCATCCCCTGTGAAAGTAAATATGCCCGTAAATTTTCAGTCTTTGTTTCGTTAGAGGGCGATACTAATTCCAGTTGTTCTTCAGTGCAGTCGCTAAAATCGGAAAGTTCTTTTTCCAATTCGTCTATCATATTCAGTAATTTCTGCTCCATTTCATTTACTCCTTAATCTCTGCAATCCGGGATAAGCTCCACATCTTCGCTTGAGATAAAATCAACTAACTTCTCGCTTTCAGAGCGGTAATACAATGCGTGTTGTACGCTATTCCGTATCGCTCCGATAAATCCCGTGCGAATATAGTAGCCTCGCCGTGTCCTGTAGCGACGCAATAGATATTCTGCCGCCGCCATCTGTCTGTCAGCCTTGTCGTCGGCTGACAGATAGAACTTTTTTTTTAACTGCTCTGCTTTTATCACGCATCCGGCAATCTTCATGGTTAGCATCCAAAGTTCTTGCCATGCCTTCTTGTCGCCGTATAACAGAAAGTCATGCTGTGCGTTCATTAATCGCTCGCCGACCGTCTTAGGTTTCTCGAAGTAGGGTAGAGCATCCTTTTCGTATCTATGCGGTTCCTCCTCAAACAGCAGAAGCTGCCCATACTCTCTAACGTCATTGTCAAATTTGCTGTAAATCATTCCTTGACTTTGACTCCCTCGCATTTCTGCTCTAATGAAACAATTCCGGTGCGTCGCTTCGTCTGTTCCGCAGGGCATTTTCCATAAACGCTATCAACTCTTGGGCGGTCTTGCTTTTTCTATACTCGCTGTATGTCTTGATTTCTTCATTGCTGAAAATCCGCTTCCCATTCTCATACTTTGCCTCGCAAAGCTCTTTGATTCGTGCCTTTTCTTCGGGCAATGTCTCTCCGCCCTTCGGAACGAACGTAAAGACCGGTTTAGGTGATGTCGGCTTTTGTACCCGTCTCTGTGTAACCTCGTTCGTGTTGGCATCCACGTCCTCATCGCTGGTGATTCCGAGCATTGCACAAAGGGCGTAACGCCGCATATATGTAATGCTCATGCCCAATGTCTGCGCCGCATTGTTCTTTGTGCCGGTGATTGTAGGAAGTGCAACCGTATCTTCTATATATTCGCCCTTCTTGTTGAAGATGCGAGTTGTCAACGTCGTTACGCCTTCCTCCGTTCCGCCGACACTTTGCATATAGCCTATTTGATGACTGTACAAAATAGGTTTTATCGTTTGTGTGATTGTGTCTAAATCAGTGTACTTGTAGCCGTAAGCCTGCGATGATTTAGGCATAGTCGGAAGCTCGTTTTGGACATCCGCAAGTGCCGCCAACAGTTCAGCTATGTTATCGCTCTGTATCATGCCTTCTCCCCCTCTGTTAGAATGCTATGTCTTCGGGAAACCCGCCGCCTGTATCGGAGCTGTCTACCGCCGATTCTTGCGGTGCTGTCGCCTGTGCCGCTACATGCGCTTCCGTGCCGCCAAGCAACTGAACGTTGTTTGCTACAATACAAACCTTGCTGTATTTCACGCCGTCCTTTTCCCACCGCTGCTGGTCAAGGTAGCCGTCTACTGCTATCTGCTTGCCCTTGCAAAGATACGGCTTGATGTTCTCCGCAGTCTTTCCCCAAACGGTTACATCAAAGAAACTTGCCTTGTCCATCCATTGCCCGTTGCGTTTCTCCCTTCGGTTTACGGCAATGCTAAGATTTAGCCGTGCCGTGCCGGTTGCTGTATATGCAAAGTCCTTTCCGTTTATGTCCCGGGTAAGTCGCCCGATTGTGATTACATGGTTCAAATCTGTCATACTGCACTCCTGCCTCTTATAATCTCTACCTTATCACCAGTGCGTCGGGCTGGTGTACATGGACGAACGGCAGTACATCTCCGTTCTTGAAAAATACCTTGGTCAGATTTTGCTGTCCCTCTCGCTCCTCAAGAATTCCATCCTTCAGGTCATTCAAAACCGCCTCTTTATCCACCTCTCTTGGCTTGAGATACCGTTCGGGAATCCTGCTCATGTCTTCTGCAGTCAGCCCATCAAGTACACTTATGCTCTTGCCTCCAACGTTTTGGATATTCGCCGTAAAAAGGTCGCTTTTGTACTTCTTTAGTTCCAGCCTTTCCATGCAGAACCTAAGCAATCCGTTGACGCTTCTTGCTCGGTTATCCATCGCCTTGTGCCGTCTTGTAAGGCGGTTAATCTCGTCTTTCAGATTTTGCTTTTCAGCCTCCGCATTCTTAGCCGATAGCCTCAAGTTCTTGATAAGCCTGCAGCAGTTGTCGAACTTTATCTTGAAGTCTTCCACACTCTCCGCCATCCACTGTTTCATGATTTCAAGTTCATCTTCGGTTGGCTCTCTCGGCTCTCCGTTTTCGTCTACAAGACTGTCGACAAGCACATAAATATTGCGAATATCGCCCGTTATCTCATACATAGTCGCCATTTCATTACTCCTTAATCTTTTTGTGGTTCTTGAAAAAAACGTCGGCTGCGCAGCGTTCCGTTTTATGCCGGTGCATGGGGCTTGAACCCATTTAATATCCGTGTTGCGCCGGTAATTTTATTGCCCCTCGTAATGCTTTTTTATGCGCTGGAAAACTTCTTGCGCGCTTAAAAAACATTCTGATTTGGCATCTTCGTTCTGCTCGCTCTTGCTTAGCCATGCACACTCTGCTTTTGTCAAATTCCATATTTATGCATCCTAAATACAGTTGTTTATTTCAAGAAGATTAAGTGCTTCGACTCCGCTTGTTACCGAAAAAGCAATCCCGCCTTTGCGGTTGATGTCTGTAATTCGTGCCTCTTGCTCCGACGATAATCGACCTCCTATAGGTCTTTTGCATTCAATCGCAAGGAAACGTCCGTGATTGTCGTAGCCTTCAAAGTCCAGCGTTCCTTTCTTTGCGCTTCTTACAAAACGGCGATTGTTACCCGTTCCCGTTACGAATGCGCCGGTGTTCACTCGCTGGACTTCCAAGCCGGTTGCCTCGATTACCGCCTGTACTTCTTTTATGACCGCACTTTCTTTTACGGTCTTCAGTAGCTCAATTTGTGCCGCCTGTGCCTTTGTGCGTACCGTCCTATTCATGTACCGCCTCCAGTTCCGCTTTTGTCATCTTTTCGAGCCTTAGTCCTATGCCCTGCGCAATGTTCATATGCATCTGCACTCCTGTCGTGTCGTGCTTCCTGCTCTTGCGTATAGCCATACGGATATGCTTGTCTCGCTGCTCAATAAGGTATGCTCCTTCTGTTAGCATTGCTATTCCTCCTAAAAAAAAGAAAGCCCACTTCGGATTGGTCTGTTATCCAAAGTGGGCTGATTTACGAGTTACCGTAATTGTCGCTCGTTCCTAAAACGGCTAAC